CTACAAACACGTTTAGAGTTAATGTTGGAGCATCTCCAGTTGGTGAACAATATAATCACGTATTTGTAAGTTCTGAAGTTGCTTCTGTTGAACGTAAGTTGACTTCTTCAACGACACCTGCACAATGTGCAAATGTTCAATCTGCAATTCATACATTGGTTGGTATTGTTACTACTGCAGTTGTTTCTTCTACAATTCCTTCAAGAACGGTTGCACCAGGTGCTCAATATCAAGTTGGTGACTTCAAATTGACAAGAAATGGTTATGAGTTCCAACCAGGTGATGTTTTCAAAGTTGTTGGACTTGTTACTGCTAAAGATTTTGCTCAACCAACATCAGAATTCCAAGTTGAAGTTACACAAACATTTAATGACTTCTTCGCTGCTTGGTCATTCGGTGAAATGGATTATATTGATAGTGTTGCTGGATTCCAGGATGGATCAAGAAAGAGATTCCCAATTTACTATATTGGTGAACTTCTAAGTTTTGAACTTGATAATCAATCAGCTCTTTCATCTGCAATTAATCTAGACGCTGTTTTAGTTATTTTTGTGAATGGTGTTCTTCAAACTCCTGGTTATGCATACACCTTTGAGGGTGGTTCTTCATTCATATTCACTGAACCACCTCAACCACAAGATAAAGTAGATATTTTCTTCTACGTTGGTCAAGATAATATTGATGTTACTAGAGTTGAAGTTAAAGAAACTATCAAAAAAGGTGATGATTTAGCAGTTGGCAGACATCCATTGTTCTCCAGTGCTGTTGATGATTTATATCAAAGACAATCACGCGACAGAACTGTTGCTGATATTCTTACTTCAGATTTGATTGAAACTGATATCTATACTGGTCCTGGAATCAATGATATTGATTTCAAACCATTTGATTGGACAAAACAAAAAGTTGATAAGTTTATTAAAGGTGACCTTGTTCCAAAATCAAGAGATATTCTTGAGGCAAGAATCTTCCCAACAGCTAAGATCATCGGTGATGTTACACCTACTTCTTCTGAGATTTTTGTTGATAATATTCAATTCTTTAATTATGAAGAAGAAATTTACACGCATCCAACATTTAGCAATCTTTTTGACTCGTTAGATGTTGTTATTCTTGATTCAAATGAACCAGTTGGTGCTGCATTTACTGCAATTGTTTCAGCAACAGGTACTATTTCAGGAATTGTTACATCCCAAGTTGGATCTGGTTATGTTGGATCATCAACTCTAGATGTTAGATTCTCTGCACCTAAGCAAATTGGTGTTGGTATTGGAACTACGGCAACTGCTACTGCAACAATTAGCAATGGTTCAATTTCTTCAGTAACCATTACCAATCCTGGTTTGGGTTATACAAGAACTAATCCACCTCACGTTATTATTGAAACTCCTACTCCAATTAAGGAAGAGGTGAAAGAAGCATCCAATGTTCAAGGATTCTCTGGAATTATTACTGGTATTTCAACCACAACTGGAACTGGTGGACATCCACTTGCACTGAAGATCAACTTTAGAGCACTTAAGGATTATACTGTTGGTGGTGAAGCACAACTTGCTTCTGATGCACTTGATTTGGTTGCTGGATATCCAATCATGGTTTACGACACCAAAGTTGGAACTGGGGTAACCTCAGTATTTGACAGTAATGATGCTGTTGTTGCTATCGGCAATACGTTCCTTGATAATGTTTATGTTGTTAGCCAAAAGACTTTTGAGAATGGACCTGATGCTGAACTGATTCTGAATATTCATACCGACAGCCCAGTTGTTGGTATTGCAACTACAGGATCATTTGAAGATACTCAGGCAGGTGCAGATACATCTGCCCTTGGATATCTCTCCTGGGGTAGGATATATAACTACAGTGAGCGTAGTGGTGGAGTTTCCATCGGCGTTACTGGTCTTACAGTTGATGCTGGTTTATCAACATTCCCAGTTCTTCAAAGAAGAGGTAACAAGGGATTTGACAAGACCGGAGCAATTAGATCTAACAAACAAATTGTTAATTCTGCAGATATAGTTGCAGATAATCAATTACCGTTCTACGGAGCGTAGTAATCTTTCATTATAGCTATAAATATATAAAAAACGATAAAGATGTCAGCGATTGTTACTGATCAATTTAGAATTCTGAATGCCAGTAATTTTGTGGATTCAATTGAATCCAATTCTTACTACATTACTTTAGGTTTGGCAAATCCAGTTGCTGCTGGATATGGTAGAACCAGCGATTGGAATACTAATCCCCCGTCCCCAACAGATAATCTTTCCTATGCAGCGCATACGGGAGATACTGTTTTATTTGGTAAGAAAATTACTTCTGCCAATGTGAGGAGAATTGTAAGAAGAATTGATTGGTCCTCTGGAACAAAATATGAAATTTACAGAAGTGATTATAGTGTTTCAAATCCAGCACCTATAACAAACGCTGCTCGTTTGTATGATGCAAATTACTATGTAATGAATGAAGACTATAGAGTCTACATTTGTATTGAAAATGGTTCTTCTGGATCTAATCCAAAAGGTAATGTATCTCAAGATCAACCTAAATTTACAGATTTAGAACCATCTAGAGCAGGTGATAGTGGAGATGGTTATATTTGGAAATATCTTTTCACTATTAGTCCTAGTGATATTATCAAATTTGATTCTACTGATTATATTACAGTTCCCAATGATTGGGCAACTTCAAACGATGCTCAAATTAGGGCAATGAGAGAATCTGGAGATTCTGTTAACAATGATAATCAAATAAAAACTGTTTTTATTGAAAATGCAGGATCAAACTATGCTAATGGTCTTGGTCAAGAAATGAGCATTATTGGTGATGGAACTGGTGGAAAGGTAAGAGTTGATGTTGAAGGTGGAAAGATTACAAATACTGTAGTCACCTCTGGCGGCAAAGATTATAGTTATGCACTTGTTGATTTGGGTTCGATTAATTCAAGCACAACTGCTACACCTGCAAAATTGGTTCCAGTTATTCCTCCATCTAGAGGGCATGGTTATGATATTTACAAAGAACTTGGAACTGATAGAGTTTTAGTTTATGCTAGATTTGATGATTCTACTAAAGATTTTCCAGTTGATACAAGTTTTGCTCAAGTTTCAATTATAAAAAATCCAACTGCTGTTGGAACTGCAAACACATTTACTGATAATAATTTTACTGGATTGTCTGCATTCAAACTTACAGGCATCACTGGAACTCCTAAAGTGGGAGAAAAAATAGAACAGTTGGTTCAAAGTGGAACTGCGAAAGCCTTTGGTTATGTTGCTTCATTTGATACAGAAACTAAGGTTCTTAAGTACTTTACCGATAGATCCTTATTCTATAATCAAACAACAAAAGATGAGCAAGATTATACAGGAATTTCTACAAATGGAAGACCTTATGCTTTTGAATCTTCATCCAACTTGATTACAGGACAAGCATCAGCATTTACAGGAGCGATTGATACTGCATTCTCAGGAATTTCCACGAATCCAACAGGAATCAAACAAATTAATCTGGGAGTTAGTTTCACAGCAGGCATGGCAGTTCCTGAAATAAATAAAGGATCAGGGGAAGTTATTTACCTTGACAACAGAGCTAGCATTGCTAGAAATGCTCGTCAAAAAGAAGACATCAAAGTTATACTGGAATTCTAAACAATGTCACAGAAGACAAATTTAAATGTAAGCCCTTATTATGATGATTTTGATAAGGCTGATAATTTTTACAGGGTACTCTTTAAACCTGGATTTCCCGTTCAGGCGAGAGAACTAACGGGTCTTCAATCTATCTTACAGAATCAGATAGAATCCTTTGGCAGTCACATGTTCAAAGAAGGTTCTATGGTGATTCCAGGTGGAGTTACTTGTGACAATCAATTTACGACAGTTAAAGTAAATCCAGATCATCTTGGAATTGATATTACAGTATACTTAAGTGCTATTGTTGCATTAAACAATGGTAAAGGTGCAAAAGTAAAGGGAGAAACCTCTGGTGTAGTCGGTACAATCAAAGGATTTTTACTTCCACCAGATGAAGGCGTAGAAGAAATAACACTATTTGTTAAATATCGTGATGGTGCTTCTGATCAAGAATCAGTAGAATTTGCCGATGGAGAAGTATTAATACTTCAAGAAAATGTTACTTACGGAAATACGACTCTCCGTATTGGTGATACTGTTTTAACAACTTTATCCGTAAATTCAACTGCAACTGGATATGCAGTTGGTGTAGCTGAAGGTGTATATTTCATTAGAGGGACATTTGTTGATGTTCCAACTGCACAAATTGTTCTTGATCCATACGATAGTGATCCATCATATAGAGTTGGATTTGATATCTTAGAGGAAATTGTTGATGCAAGTGAAGATAGCAAATTAAACGATAATGCGAAAGGTTTTACAAACTATGCAGCACCAGGTGCTGATAGATTAAAAATTAGTGTAAAACTTGCTAAAAAAGCACTCACAGATAATGAAGATACTAGTTTCGTTGAACTGGTAAGGGTTGATGAAGGTGTAATTAAAAAATTACAGAATAAGTCTGACTATAATCTTATCAGAGATTACTTTGCTAAGAGAACTTATGAAGAATCTGGAAATTATGCTGTCGAACCTTTCATTGTTGATGCTGTAGACACTTTAAATAATGAAACTGGAAATGGTGGTCTTTTTAAAGAAGATAGATTAACTGAAGATGGGAACAAACCATCTGAAGATTTGATGGCATATAGAGTTTCTGAAGGAACTGCATATGTTAAAGGTTATGATATTGATTTGGTTGGATCAACTATCAAAGATATTGATAAACCAAGAGATGTTAAAAAAGTAGATGGATCAAGATTGCCATTCTCTATGGGTAGTTTGATCCGTGTTAACAACGTACATGGAATTCCATATATTAAAGTTGGTGGAACTGCTGCGGGTGGTAATACTAGTGCCAACGTTATTGATCTTTATGATCAGAGAAGGGATGGCGAAAACAATAGTGGATCTGTCGATGGATCAGGACAAGGTGTAAAGATTGGACAGGCAAGAGTATATTGGTTTGGTCTGACTGATGACAGATATAAGAATGCTGG